ACCAATCAGTGTTAAAAGGACTTGAGTTAAGAAGAGACATCGAGAAGATTGTTGGAGATCTTAACGTAGCAAAGTCAGGCTCAGAGCCTCGTAAGTCAGCGACTTTAGTAACATGGATGACAAATGGAGATGCTTCTCCTTCTGACATTTCATTTGGAACTGGAGATGGATCTGATGTTGCAGATTTAACTGGAACTGAAGCATCTTTGACTTTAGCAAAAATCGACAATGCTGTAACACAAGCATGGAATGATGGCGGAAAGCCAAGAGTTTTAGTTTGTGATGCAACAAATAAAGCTAATATTTCTGACTTATCTCAGGCAGGAACAAATCTAGTAACTAATCAGGTCAACACAACTGCGAGTTCTGCTCCTGCATTTGTTGGATCTGTGTCAGTTTATTTAACTGATTATGGAACATTAGATTTAACTCCATCAAGATTTATGAGTAATGACAAGTTATTCATTATTGATCCTGACCATATTAAGATCGGAACTCTTAATGGAAGAAACTTCTCCAAGACACAACTTGCACAAACTGGAGATGCAATTAAAGAACAAATCATATGCGAATGGGTATTGATGCCAACTGCACCAAAAGCACATTCCGCAGTTATTGGTTTATCAGGTGCATAAAAACTAAATATCAAGGGGCGATTAATTTCGCCCTTTTTTATAATTTTTTTGATTTTTTTAAGGAAAGATAATGTCGAGATTATTATCAAGAAATCCATTTTCACAAAAGGAAACTTTTTGGCATGACAATAATGATGGCACTTACACCATCGAAACAAAGCAACATATTAAAGAAGTTTTGGATGCCAACAAAAGAAAAGCCAATGATTTTGAAAAAGGATCAATGATGGGTAATACTCAGAAACACTGGCAACATATAGCTGAAATTCCTAATAATTTATATTTAGAATTATCTAAAAAATTTGGAGATCCAAAAGATAACCCTGAAGCCTCTAAGAAATGGAGACAATGGTTAAATGATCCTGACAATAGATTTTTCAGAACTGGCGGAGGCTCAATGTGAGTATATCAACATATGCTGAGTTAAAATCTGCGGTGGCGAACTTTTTAGCAAGAACTGATTTAACTGATCAAATTCCGAATTTTATTCAGTTAGCAGAAGCAAGATTATCTAGAGAATTAGAGACTAGAGATCAGGAAAAAAGAGCAACTGCAACTTTAACAAGTGGCGATGAATTTATAGCTTTACCAACTGATATGAGAGAGATCAGGGAGATAAAATTAAATACATCTCCTAATGTAGTTTTAGAATATAAAAGTCCAACTGCATTAGATACAACTTATACTGGATCAACTGGGAAGCCACTAGCTTATTCAATTGTCGGTGGCGAACTTAAAATAAGACCAATACCTGATGATAGTTATACAGCCGAAATAATCTATATAGGAAGCCTTAGTGCATTATCAGATAGTAATACAACAAATGTGATGTTAACTCGTCATCCTGATGCTTATTTATCAGGTAGTTTAGTTGAGGCTTACACTTACTTAATGGATGAACAAAGGGCATCTACATATGATGCCAAGTTTACAAGATCTATAGAAGAGATCAGAAAAGATGAACAACGATCACACTATGGAACTGGTGCTTTGCACATATCATCAATCTACGCAAAAATGTCATCATAGGAGAAACAAATGTCGGCAATGTCAGATTATCTAGAATTAAAATTTCTAGACCACTTTACTGGAACAGCATCAACTTCTGCACCTTCCGCAGTCTATTTAGGACTATCTACTGGTAGTTTAGCTGATGACAATTCAGGAACAGAATTATCAGGAAATAACTATACAAGAAAAGCTATAACTTTTGCTTCTGCATCTTCAGGATCTATAGCAAGTAATGCTTCAGTTGAATTTAATAGTGCAACTGGCTCATGGGGTACAGTTTCTCATTTTGGGATTTACGATGCCAGTAGTTCAGGAAACCTTTTATTTCATGGTGCATTTTCTGCATCAAAAGCAATAGCAAGTGGAGATGTTTTAAAAGTAGCAAGTGGTTCATTAACAATTTCTGCTACATAATTTAAGGCTTCATTATGGCTTTAGGTATTCCAAATCTAGATCAGATTACGCAAACTTTAGATAGTATTTCAGGAAGTTTTGATAGTAATTCTGATATGCTTAAAATTGAGTGGTCTAACCCAACTTTAGATCAGTTAGATGGTTGGGGAAATATAGACAGTCTTGATGCTTTAGGCAATATGGACAGCCTATCAAGTCTTGCTGTTTTGCAGGGTTCGGCAAGTATTTCGACAACTGCGACTGTAAGTGCTGAAATACAGTTTTCTATTGAGATTGCAGGATCAGTTTCAACCAGTGCAAGCACAAGTGCTAGTGCTATTAAAATAAGAAATGCTTCAGCAAGTATTGCAACAACTTCTTCAGTAGTTTCTGCGTTTACTAGAATTAGAACAATGGGGGCAACGACTGCTTCAGTTGGATCTGTTTCAGCTACAGCTAATTATGAAGTAACAATTGTTGGAAATATAAGCACCAGTGCTTCTGTCTCAGGATCAGCAATTAGAATACAATTGCCGACTGCGAGTGTTGCAACGAGTGCATCAATATCTGCAACTGCGATTAGAGTTGCGGTAGCTAGTGCAAGTATTTCTACTGAGGCAAGTGTAACATCTACTCCTAATTATGAAGTTCATGTTTCTGCTAGTTCTTCAGTGTCAGCAAGTACAAACGTATCAGCAAAAATTATTGGAGAAGATTGGTCTAATATTGCTGATGGATCTGAGACTTGGGCAATACAAAATATTGGTTCAGAAGTATGGACAACTCAAAATGTTGGAAGTGAGGTTTGGTTACAGCAATGATTAATTTTGGCGAATGGTTGCCTGATCAACCTGATTTAGAAAATAAAGGAGTTACAGTTGCAAAGAATGTTATTCCTGCTATTTCAGGTTATAGACCAATAAATAGTTTTCAGGCTGTATCAAATGCAGGCGATGCTATTTTAAAAGGAATATTTGCTTCAAAAGATAATTCAGGAAATGTTAAACTTTTTGCAGGAAATGCCAGTAAATTATATGAATTTAATTCATCAAATTCTAATCTAACAAGTATTGGAAAAGGTGGCGGATATACTTTAGCAGAAGATGAATACTGGAGATTTATCCAGTTTGGAACAAGTGTTATTGCTTCAGGCGGTGTAGGAGAAACACTTCAAGAATATACGTTAGGAACAGATAGTGCTTTTGCTGATCTAGCTAATGCTCCAAAAGCTGATTTTATGGCAGTTGTCAGGGATCAGGTTTGGATTGCCAATATAGATGAAGGATCAGGAAGAGTTCCTTTTAGAACTAGATGGTCAGGAATTAATGATGCAACCAGTTGGGCAGTTGGTACTGATCAAGCTGATTTTCAGGATATTGTGGATGCAGGGGCGATTACTGGATTAGTTGGAGGAGAATATGCAACTATACTTTTAGAAAAAGCTATTTGTATTGCTCAATATGTCGGAACTCCATTAATTTATCAGATTGACAAAGTAGAAACTCAAAGAGGTTGTGCTTATTCAGGATCAGTTGGAAACGTAGGTCGGCTTGTATTTTATTTAGCTGAAGATGGTTTTTATCAGTTTGATGGAAAAGGTAGTACACCAATAGGTGCTGAGAAAATAAATAAGTTTTTTTTCAAAGATTTTAATAGTGCTTTTGATTTCAAAATGAGTTGTGCAGTAGATCCAACAAATCAGATTGTTGCATGGTCATATGTATCAAATTCTAATACTTCAGGATCAACTCCTGATAAAATTTTAATGTATAATTATGCAGTTGGTAAATGGTCTATAGCTGAAGTTTCAGCCGACTTAATTGCTCCATTTTACACCGCAGGATATACATTAGAGGGATTGGATGCTCTAAGTTCTACATTAGAAGGTTTGCCTGCTCCTTTAGATAGTAATTTATATAAGGGCGGAAACTTTTTATTTGGCGGAAGTCTATCAAGCAAAATCCATGCTTTTACTGGTCAGCCATTAGATGCAACGATTGAGACCGCAGAATTTGCAGTTAATAAAGGTAAACATTCACTGGTAACAAGAACAGTTCCCTATTTTAGAGATGGTGCGGTTACAATGCAAGTTGGGGCAAGAGATCGTCAAGATGATGATGTAGTGTTTTCAACTGCGAATAACTTAACTGATGAGGGGTTTGTTCAGCATAGATCTCAGGGCAGATTTCATAGAATTAGAATGAATATTTCAGGTTTTTGGGATTTTGCTCAGGGAGTTGATATTGAAGGTCAGCCATTGGGCAGAAGATGACAAGAGTTAATAACTATAAAAGGTTGTCTCCGATTGGAGATGAGCCGAGAACAATATCCACAGTTGTTAATAATATTTTAGATGGAAAAGTAAATTCTACTGGATCAGTAACATTAACAAATAGTTCGGCAACGACAACATTATCTGATGATAGAATTGGTTCAGATAGTGTTATTTTATTTATGCCAACTACGAGTAATGCCTCAACAACGACTATTCATGTTACAGCGAGGCAAAAAGGTCAGGCAACATTAAATCATGCAAATGCTACAACCACTAGATCCTATGAGTATGTCATTTTCGGATGATGTAAATAGGTGTAAAAAATGGATTGTTGATGCTCTAGATTATGCTCATAACAGCCACACTTTTGATGAAGTTATTGAAATTGTAAAAAGAGGGGATGCACAATTTTGGGCATTTTCTGATAGTGCGATTGTTACTGAAATTATTACTTATCCGCAACGAAGAACTTTAAGATTTTGGCTTGCAGGCGGAGACTTAAAAACACTGTTAGACGTAGAGCCAAAGATAAGAAAATGGTCTATATTATATAACTGTAAGGCAGTTGAAATTATAGGTCGGAAAGGTTGGGGAAAATTTTTGAAAAATTATAAACCAACTGCAACTGTTTTTATAAAGGAATATTGAAATGTCAAAAGGTGGTGGCGGAAGTTCAGGAACAGTAAATACTCAGGTTGAACCGCCTGCGTATGCGAAGCCATTTTTAGAATATGGTTTGGCACAAGCTAAAGATAGATATACGTCTGAAATGCCTTCATATTATCCAAACTCAACTACAGTTGGATTTAGTCCTGAAAGTGATATGGCTCTCAATATGCAAAGAGATCGAGCCTTAGATCCAAACAGCATGACGGCTATGAGCCAAAATGTAATTAATCAGAATTTAATGGGAACAAATCCACTAATGAGCATGGCTTTTAAGCCTGCTATTGATGCAGTTACATCTCAGTTTGCAAAGTCAGGAAGATATGGATCAGGGGCAAATCAGCAAGCTATGACTTCAGCACTTGCTCCATATGCTTATCAGGCTCAACAAGATGCACTAAAACTTGCTCCATCATATCAGAACTTAGATGCTCAACAATTAGCACAAGTTGGATCTGCAAGAGAAAGCGATGCGATGGCTCAGTTGCAGGACAATATAGCAAGATATAATTACGAACAAAATATAGATGATCAGAAGCTACAAAATTATATGAGTTTAGTTGGTGGGGGAACTTTAGGATCAAATACAATACAGCCAGTATTTAGAAATCAAGGTGCTAGTGCTTTAGGCGGTGCTTTAGGCGGATCTCAATTAGCACAACTTGCAGGATTTAATCCGATGTATGGGGCAATCGGTGGCGGATTGTTAGGGTTAGCATAATGAGTTTATTAGGAAATATTATAAAAAGACCTCCGATGGGATTATTAGGAAATGTTCCGATGCCTATGATGAGACCTCAAAATTTAAGAACTCCATCTAATCAAAACATGATGCCAAGTCAAAATATGATGCCTGCTCCACGATTAATCGCCCCACCAGTTAACAATATGGGCGGTGGTAATGCTCCTGCAAATAACTTTGGTTTTGGCACTAGCTTTGATGATCCAAGAACTCAGGGCATATTAGGAGCAAGTATTGGTCTTTTAAATGCAGGCGGTTATACAACAATGCCAACATCTTTTGGGCAAAATTTGGCTCAAGGTTTATCGCAAGGCATGAGTGCATATAATTCAGCAATGAAAAATGTTCCTAAAAGCAAATCCACTCTTATTGATGGTGGAAAATATGTTGCTATAACTTCTCCTGATGGAAAAGTTTCTGTTCAAAAATCAGAAATATATGATGATATAATTGCTAGAGAAAAATCAAACAAAAGTCCATTTCAAGTTGTTGGCGGTTCTTTGCTTGATATTAGCAACCCTAATGATCCTAAAGTTGTTTATGAGAGAAAAGGTCAAAACAAAACATCTTTGTTAAATGATGGAAAGTTTATTGCCACAACTGCTCCTGATGGTACTACAACTTATGGAAAAAGTCCTCTTTATGATACTATTGTCAAAGAAGAAAAAGCAAAAAAAGCAGAGAAAAAAGCGGATAATAAATTATCAGGCACTCTTCAAAAAGCTGAAGAAGATGATATTTTTGCCTTAGAAACATCAAAAAACATAAATAAAGATGTTGATAAATTCGATAATCTTATAGCTGATGGCAAACTTGAGTTTGGTGTCATAGATACTATGGGAGACTTTGTAAGAGGTGTTACTGGATTTCAAGGCGAAGAAGAAATTAACACTTCTAAATTCAAATCATTTATATCTAAATTGAGAAATGACAGTTTGAGATTGAATAAAGGTGTGCAAACTGAAGGAGATGCTCAAAGAGTTATGGATGAATTATTTAATGCTTTTGACAGTAATGATGAAAAGGTAATTCAAGAAAAACTAAGAGAAATAAAAGTTATAAATGAAAGGGCAATAGAACTTAGAAAAAGGCAAATAAAAAATAGAAGGCAAAGCCAAAATGTAAAAGATTTTGATTTTAACGTTTTAAAAGACAATGAAATAAAATTTAAGGTTGTACCGCAATGATTACTATAGATGTTGATGGAATTGGCAAAGTCAAAGTTGATGAAAAGTTTTTAGATTTATCAAAAGATGATCAACAAACCTTTTTGCAAAAAATTATTTCTCAAAATAAAATTGATAAACAAAATAAATCTGAAAAAAATGATGACGTAACATTAGGCAACGTAGCAAGAGCAGTCGGTCAGGGATTAAGTTTTGGATTTGGAGATGAAATAGAAGCAGGATTAAAAACTGGATTTGGTTTTTTAGGCGATTATGACAAAACTGTAAAAGATGTTCGTGATGACATAAAACAATTTAGAGAAACTAATGCACCCCTTGCTTTAGGACTTGAATTAGGCGGTGGCTTATTAACTGGCGGATTAGGAGCAGGAAGAGTTGCAGGATCGGCTTTAGGAAGGAATATTATAAATAAAGTTGGCACAACTGGATTTGGCGGAGCAGTTGGAGCAACTGAAGGTGCTATTGCAGGAGCAGGATCGGCAGAAGGAGATGCAGGAGACATAGGTTTAGGCATTTTAAGTGGTGCAACGTTAGGCGGTGCTTTTGGATCTGCCCTACCCTCAGTTATTAATTTAGGTGGTAAGGCTCTTAATAGAGGTGCATATGCAGTCGGATTGAAGTCTGATGATGCAATCCAAAAGGGTGCAGATCAGAAAGCATTACAAGCCTTAAATAGAGCAAAATTAACTCCTGATGATGTTCAAAAGTCATTAGATGATGCAGTTATTCCTGATACTATGATTGCTGATGTTGGCGGAGAAGCTACTAGAAGATTAAGTCGTGCCTCAGCAAATGTTAGTGGAGATGGTGCAGATATAGCAACAAAAGCATTAGATGAAAGGCAATTAGGTTTAGGAGATCAGATTGCTGATGATGTTGGAAATGTTTTGGGTGGCAACAAAAGTTCTCTTGAGGCGATAGAAGAGATTGCTGAGAGACAAAAACTTAATGCAAATGATGATTATGATAAGGCATTTAATCTTAATGGAAAACCAGTAACAGTTAGTTCTGAGAAATTAAAAGGCTTTGCAAATCTTCCTGCATTTGATGAGGCATTTGATCAAGCAAGAAATCTAGCTAAATTAGATGGATTTAGTTTTCCTGATAAAATAAATGATTTCAGTAAGCAAGCTGATTTTAGCTTAAAAGAACTGCATTATATCAAGATGGGTGTTGATGAAGTTTTGGGTTTAGCCAAAAGAGGTAATTCTAAAACATCTATAGGAAAAGGATTGCAAAGAGGCTTGAATAAAAAAAGAGCCGAATTTATTGAAATAATTGATAATGCTTCTCCAAAGGTAAATGGCAAAAGTGCTTATCAGACAGCTAGAAGTAAATTTGCAGGCGATGCAAGAATGGCTGAAGCTGTAGAAGAAGGCGAAAAGTTTTTTAAATACAAGCCTGAAGAATTAGATCGTATTATTGGCAAGATGAGTGCTAGTGAAAAAGAGGCATTTCGTATTGGTGTTGCTGATGCTCTTAGATCAAAAGTTGAAACAACTAGAGATTTGGCTGATGCAGGAAAGAAAATTTTTGGAAATAAAAGGCAAAGAAATCAATTAAAAGCAACTTTTCCTGACACTAAATCTTTTGAGTTATTTGAAAAAAGAATGACAGAAAGAATAAATCAAACAACAACAAGAGCAAGAACTGGTGTTAATCAGGGAAGCCGAACTGCTCCATTAACTGAAGATATGGCTGATTTAGGTCAAGATGCTGTTACTTCAGTCGCAACTAGAGGAATAATACCAACTGCTCTTAATATTGGGCAAAGATTATTAGACAATAGTGCTGTTCCTTCAAAAATTGGAAACAAATTAGCACCTGATTTATTTTCTACTGATCCTGCCGTTCAAAGAGCCTTTTTAAATAGATTGAAAAATTTAAGCAAATCTGAGCAACAAAATCTAATTAGATCAGCAAGAAATATGGCTAGAGCAACTGGAACAGTTGGAACTCAATTAGGCTTATTAACTGGAGATAGGTAAATATGACAAAGGCAAATATCACACAATATAGTGCAACTGCTTCTAGCAACACCGACATAAATGACATTAATATAGCTGAAAATTGTCCTGCTAGTGGATTGAATAATGCCATTAGAGAATTGATGGCACATTTGAAGAACGTAGACACTGGCACACAAGCATTAACTGCTTTGTCGGTTACTGGTGCAGTCGATTTCAATGGCGATTTAGACGTAGATGGCACAACTAATCTTGATGTTGTGGACATAGATGGCACACTAAACGTACAAGGCGAAACCACATTACAAACCCATTTAAATATGGGTGATGATGACAAAATTAAACTTGGTGCTAGTGGTGACTTAGAGATATATCACGATGGTTCAAACTCATATATAGATGATACTGGAACTGGTGGATTATTAATAAGAGTAGACGATGCTCTTTACATTAGGTCAACTGGTAATGAAAATATGATTTTTGCTCAGAAAGATGGACAAGTAAGACTTTATCACGACAATTCACAAAAATTAAATACTTCGTCTAGTGGGGTAACTGTTACTGGTGCTATAACTGCTAGTAGTGGAGATGTTACTTTAACTGATGGCAACCTTGTAGTAGCAAGTGGTCATGGTATAGATTTTAGTGCTACTTCAAATAGTGGTGGTAGTATGTCTTCTGAAATTTTAAGTGACTATGAAGAAGGAAGTTGGACACCTACATTACCAAATGGAGGTACGATAGGTGGTACTTTTGGTACGAGTTATACAAAAGTTGGCGATACTGTAACTGTTAGAGGTTATTTAAATAATATAAGCATACCAAATGATAGCAATGAATTTAGAATAGGTGGTTTACCTTATGCCGTTAAAAGTGGCAATTATTATGGTGGTTTAGGTGCGATACAGTATGTTTCAAACAAAGACATTGATGCTTTTGGTATGGGTGACCCAGTTCCTTTTACAGGAAATAGTGTAATTTACTTTCACAGACGAAATGGAACTACAGCTACTGTTTTAAATTCAAATGCAACAGGCATGACTGCATTAATATTTGGTGTTAGTTATCAAGTTTAATGTTTAACAAAAATATATAGGAGAAAAAATGTCATTAATTAAAGAAAACGTAGTTGAAAAAATAGAAGTAGTAAATACTTGGAATGTTCAAGTAGCTACAGATACAGTCATCAAAGAAAATGGTACAGAGATTAGTAGGACAAGACATAGGCACGTTCTGCAACCATGCTCATCATCAAAAGATAGTGATGACAAATGGACACACACAGACACCGACATAAGTTCAGAAGCTACCGAAGTACAAGCAGTAGCCAATGCAGTATGGACTGACACTGTTAAGGCTAATTACAAAACATTTGTGGAATCACAAGAGGTATAACACATGGCATACATAGGAGTATCTCCTTCCAACGGAGTTAGGCAAAAGCATACATACACTGCCACTGCATCCCAAACATCATTTAGTGG